TGGTATATAAAAGTTGTGCAGTCTTACCGACAGCACTGAATGTAATAGTTTGAGTATTTGCAATATTCGCACTAATAGCAAATGAACCACCCGATGTTGATATCATCGTAATATATTTAATCTGGTTAACTGTGCCGGCAGGAATAGCAATAGAGCCTCCTGAAGCGTCAGCAGCCAGATGGGTCACCGGTTTAGTCAAATCAACCATGGTACCAGCAGAGTTAATAGTCTGGATAGAAGAATCCAGATTAATATTACCTTTTAATGTAACGTTAGCGGCATTGGCAAACATAGTTGCCGCAGTCACCTTCTTACTGGTATCTGATTGTACTAGATATAGAAAATCAGCCACCCCGACAGAGGTGGCCGATGTTAGTTCACTTACTTTACTATCAGCCATAATTAATCAGGGAAGATTGTTTCTTCGTCATCACTTGTAATACCGTTCTTAGAAAGCGCAACTAATACTTCTTTCTTTTCACGAATCTGACCGTGAGCATCAGTATAGGTAATGTAGCTTACCCAACCGGTGTGGGATGCGTTAGAAGTAGAACCAGAACTAAAGTTAATGGTTGCTGTTGCGTTGGTAGTTGGCTGTGATAGACCAGTCGTTGCAATAGTAGCTGTAGTATTAGCTTGAGCGGCCGCAGTGTAACCCTTACCAGGATTAGTAACCGTGATAGCAGTCAACACGTTGCTTGTAAAAGTCAGAGTAGCGGTTGCATTAGACTGGGGCTGTGAAAGTCCAGTAGTTGCAATTGTGATAGCGGTATTAGCAGTAATTGCAGTTGCATTTGCCAGTCTCTGATATCCTGCGCCAGTAGCATTAACTGAAATTGAACTAATTGAAGCTGTAATGATCTCTGCAGCATCTACACCGTAGACGTTCTCAATAGAAAGAACGTTACTTTGTCTAGAAACTGGGTACGTATTACTAGAAAGTACGTTTTTTGGACCTTGCTGAACAAAAACTACTTTAGAAGTACCAGCTGTTCGTGGTATTGTAGTCAATGTAAGAGCAGTATTAGAGGTAATATCAGCTACCTGATATTTACCTGAAACGCCAGAAATAGTTAGATAATCTCCAGCGTTAAGATTTTGTAAAAAGTACGTTGATGCACCAACTAGGTTGGTATTTGCAATGTAATGTGTAACAGTACCTGCAATAGTTGTATTGTCTGATAGACCCCATGCGGACATTTATGTCTCCTTGTTTTTCTTTTATTCCATGCCACCGTATAGGTGGCGCCCGTAATATATTTAGGCTTCAGGACTTTGTGATTGGTCGCTAAACAATGTAATATCTTTGTTTTTAAATGCTTCATTAGCAACTAAAACTGCATCTTCATCAACGTATTTTGCGCGAGCAGCCTCAAGGTAATCGGCAAATGTATACTCTTCTTGCTCAACTTCTTCCTTAACACCACCTGCTTTAAGCATATCAATACGATCGCGATAGCCAGCGACCCCGGGTTTAATATCTTTAGCAGCTTTCTTAAGTGCAGGCGAAGCATTAGGAATGTGCTTCATAGTAGTCTTAGCTTGATCAGACATTGCTTCTTTAACTGATTTTTTAGCTAAGTCCATTGCAGCACTATAGCCTGGTATGCTAGACATTTTTTTCATGCGAGCAGGATCCTTTGCAGTTTCAGTTCCAGCTGCAGCTAATCTTTGCTGGCGCGCCATCATGTCTTTCTTTGATTCACTTTTAGCTTCATCTAAATCTGCATCTTCTTTAACTGGCTTTCTAGTATAGACTGTACCTGTAGAGATTTTCTTAGAATCAAAACCAGCTGTCTCACCTGGTTTTTTAGGTATTTGACTTTGATAATTTTTATAGTCAAATGGACTAACAGGCTTCTTCTTCTCTTCTTCTTGTACAGAGTCTTCCTTCATAGGCTTAGGCATCTTACCATCTTTTTTGCCAGCCTTAATTAATGAAATAGCAATAGCAGCTTGTTGAGCAGCTTTACCAGCTAGCTCTTGTATCTGTTCATCAGTATCTTCTTTTGTTAGACGTTTTACAGCTTTATTTAAACCTGTTTCTCTATTAGTAGCTTTTCTAACACTATCTGAATCAGATTCATATTCTTCTGGATCTTCCCCGTGTTGATATGATAGGTCTCTCTGGTCACCAACATTCTTTTTAATATAAGACCCGAGAGTTTTTTTACTTAATTCATTAACCATCTCAGCTTCTTCTTTAGTAATCTTCCCGTTACTGTCCTTCTTCATTGCACGAAGCTTTTTAAAGTCATGAGCGGTAATCTCATCCTTCTCTGGCTCATGCACATCAATCTTCTGTTGATTGGGGTGGAGGTTAGCCTCCATCACTGCGCGAATGTCATCTTGTAATTTTTGTGAAATAGATTTCATGTCCATTTTGTTTCCTTTGGTTTCGTATACTTATAAGTTAATTAGCAGTTCCATTTTCTAAGAGCTTTATTAATCCTAGAATCCGGGTCTCTTGCAGTCTTTGCAGATGTTAGTCTTTTCTTCATACCACCCATGCGCGCACAAAAAGATTTTCTTCTGTTAGCCGCTTTACTACCTGGTTTTAACTTAGATGGTTTGGTCGTTACAGCCATTTGTAATTTAGAGCCTGGGTTCTCTCTACGGTAAGCTGCAATACCTTTTGCATTCAGACCACCTTCAGGGTTCTTACCTTCTTTACGCTGCCAGGCTGCAACTTCAACTAACTCTTCATCTGGTATTGATTCTAGATCTTCCCAGATTAATTCAGAGTCAACGTTATTATCTTTTGCAATATCTTCTATTACATCTTCAATAAGATCAAATAGTTCTTCTGGTAATAGTTCTTCTTTTATTCTCCAACTACCACCACGTTTTTTGTACCACTTTGCTGCAAACCCATTGGCGTAGGCTGAAGGGTAGACATCGAATTTTTGTCTGGCCAGAGACTTAGCTCTCGACCAGAGTTCGGGGTTGGTAGGTTCATTCTTCTCTACCAATAGACCTTCTCTTAAATTAGAAAAAGTATTTAATGATTCTGATTTTACCATTACTGGGGCGCCTCCTTTACCAGATCGATCTGCAACCGGGTCTTCTCTTCTTTTTCTTCTTACTGCGGCTGCCCTATCATCCTTCGACATAGAACGGGCCTTGGCAAGTGGAAGACACTTGGGCTTCCCCTCCCCGGGCTCTCTTGCACAGTCACCTTTTATATTACCCTTGGTATCCATTCTCACCCAATTACCTTCGGGGTGAGTTTTACTGAACCAATTTCTTAAATTTTCTAGTACCATTAAGCAAGACCACTAAGTAGGTTTTTCACTTACCACCCCTATAATGTGCAAGTCTCTTTTGTTCAATAGAGCGCATCTTAGGTACCATTCTAGTAGCAATACTTGCCTGAATGCTTTTCATACCTTTAACTTGTTGTTCAATTCTATCTTTTTCGGAAGCAGAAAGAGCAGACTTATCCCTACCCCTTAACAATCTTTGATAAATTGCACGACGAGCGGCTAGTTGTGCACGCTTCTGGAGTATCTGGGGTGTAGAGGCTCTTCTTAACTTAAGCCCCTTAGCAGTATTTCTTCTAGACCTACCTCTTGCAAAACTCTGACTTCTTTTAAGTCTAGATGTTGCAGATATTTTTTCGTCTAATTGCCCTGTCTCTTCTTCAATTAAATCTTCTTCTGAGTATAGATCAACAATATCTTCCCACTTAAGACTATCAACCATTTCATTGATATCGTCTTCGCTAATCTCTTCATTTTTTTCTGCAATGAAGTTTGCAAAAGAAGTAACCACAGATTCATGTTTACTTGAAACTTTTTTAGATTCATCCATGCCACTAAAGTCTGCAGCAGGCAAATGGGCGTAAGGCATGTCTCCTAAATTATTATCATCATCACCAAAAAGTTTACTCATTGTTTCAACATGGCTGGTCATATACTCTTGGTGTTGATCTAAAACACCCAGGGACTGCAATGCCTCATGCGTACGGGACATGTGATACGTAAAATCATGTATCATCGTTGGGGTAGCTTTATTAGCAGCTACCGCCTGCTTTTCAACACCTAAATAGGCATCAGTAGATTCTAATGCTGTCTTTAATAGCTCGTGCTGTATATTTAAATCGTTTATCATTTTAGTATTGACCTTAACATCCATGCATGCTTTTCGTGAGCCTGTATTCTATCTTGAAGAAAATTAGCAATGCCTACTTCACCTGTTGTATCTGCAGTAGTATATGCGGTAAGTAAGGATGCTCTTAAAATATTATTTTCCTGAAGTAACCTGGTCATCATAGTCTTTCCATCCGGAACATCATCTGTTTCTTCAATAGATGTTAGTTCTTTCAATCTTGTAAGGGTACCAGGAGCATATGAATCAAGTGTTCTAATTAATTCAGCGAATGTATCAACCGATGCAAATACTTCTTGATAAAGATTCTGAAGGAAGTCATGGTATTGAGGGAAGTTAGGTCCTTCAACATTCCAATGATAGTAATGTGCCTTTAGGTAAAACGTAAATGCATCCGCATGCACTTTTTTTAATTCATCTATTAACATTATAACCCTGTGTATTGTCTAAACTGCATTTTACGGAGTGTAGATGGCTTAGAGTTAATGCCTGCCACCACATCTTGAACTGCCTTTGATGGCATATTATGACCGGCAGGTTCCCCGATGTGCTCACCTGCCCTAGCAGTTTCAATTAGTTTCTTAAATTCTTTATATGCACTGGGACATATATCCAGGTTTTTAGTCTGTATACCATCGAACTCTAGTTGATCTTGATCAACAGCCTCAAATAATGCCCGCTTTTGATTAGCAGTCATTAATAGAAATGGTAATCTGGTTGCTTCTAATTGCATAGGTTCTACCTCTACGGACTCTTTAACTTTGTTATCTGGTACAACCTTGTAAGAGCCACCTGTACCATATTTTGCTGGAATAAAAACTGTCTTTTTAGGACCTGACTGAGCGCTTACTTTAACTCTCTTCATCATTGACTGAAACTTTTCACCGTAGTCGGCTTCTTTGGCTTCAGCCTTAACTTTACTTTCCCCAGGGGTAATGCGCTTCATCTCTTTAGTTCCTTCTGGGGTACCCCATTCGTATTTAGAAATCTTTACTTCACCTTGTGAACCAGGTGCTACAGCCTCATGAATACCCATGTGTTGTCTTACATCGTGGTACAAAGCATCTTTGTGTTCTGGTTTCATCTTGGAAGGTAAAGCGGCATGAAATTTCTTCTTTCTACCTGCCGCCGCATGCTCGCGCATCTTAGTACCGGAGATACCAGAAGTGCCTTCTGCATCAGGATCTCTTTCGCCCGACGAATGCACTTTAATAGATTTAAATTTATAGTTACCGTGTGCGCTCTTTACGCCATTATACTTATGAAGTAACTTATGGTACTCTTCTACTCTATCGGAGCCTGCAACAACGTGCAAATGCTTAACACCTTGGCTTGCCATTGCAGCTGCATGATGTAAAATAGTGGGGTGCTCTTTAGAAGCCGCTTCAATATTAGTACCCGGAAATGCATGCTGTGCATGCTTTACCTTAACATCGGCAGGTAACGGGTTCTTAGATTTATCTTGAGAATGAGATAGAACTACCTTGTGAACGGCATTATGTTCTTTAGCAACTTCATGAACTTTATTAATAACTTGCTCGTGCCCAGTAGTGGGTGGATTCATACGACCGTACGCAAGTACTCCGTGTTTTTCCGGTGCTTCTGTTAAGTAGTCTATAAAGTCCATGTGTATTTAATTAGTTAACCGTTTATTTATCTTTCTTTTTACCTAGTGACATATTGATTCTCCAATGCGCTAATTGCTTTTCTCTGGGTGTTGCAGAGCTAGAAGATCTAACTTTCTTCAATTGAGTAATAGATTTACCCTTAAGACCGTGTCTGGCCATGTCACCTTTATCTTGAGGGTTACGACCATCTCGGAAGTTTTCAGATACCTTAACGCAGTTGGGTACCATTCTGTTACCCTTCTTCTTCATGCCTTGTTGAGTCCAGCCATCCCAACATTTTTCTCTTAAATCTTTAAAAGTTTTCATGGATTTTTAGTTGCCTTGAGTGTATAATCTTTATGTGGGCGGTTGAGAATTACCTTGGTCTAGCAGCAAAATTTGCTCTACTAAACTCTGCTCTATCTACAAACTTAGTCGGTCTGTTATTTCTGATAACGACAAAGCCTTCGGGTTTAGCTGGCTTACCACCGGTGATCTTAGTTGAACCTGGTGCAGGTATCGAATGTTCAAACTTAGGTTTAGCAGACAACGAATGAACCAATTGATCTTTGGCAGCCTGTAAGTGATGATGCATATCTAGAATCTTCTGAAACTTATCAGAATGTTTATTTACATGGGCTAGGTCTTCTTGCATCTTATCGGTCTTAGTACCTACAGCCTTAGCCGTCTTCACTTTAGCTATACCCTTAAGATGTTGATCTCTTAAGTGCTCGGTATAGCCCTGAACTGATGGCTTAGTATTCTCTCTCACAGTCTTATTAATATAAGTTTTCAAATGTTCTTGATGGCCTTCAATAGCACCGTAATGTTTTTTATCGGTACTATTGAAAGCTTTTCTAGCTTGTTCAACATGGTGTTCATATGTATGTGCCTGATTTGTATTAAGATCGGCTTTGTGAACATCGTCAACAGTACTTATAACATGAACATCAGAGTGTTTAGGGAAGTGAGAAAGATCGGCGCCGTATTGTGCTTTCATTCCTGCCAATGTATTACCTTCGTATGCAGTATGAACGGCTACACCAAATTTAGAACTGGCAACTTTTTTACCTTCAGCCGAGCTATGAGATGTTGAATAGGTAAGGGTATTAGGTTTGAAGTGATACTTACCACCTTCATTTACAACATCTCCATGAGGGTTATCTTTTGACTTGATACCCGAGTGCATTACATCACCTTGATAGACACCTGTCTTAGGAGTTACTTTAGGTAGGTGTATAAGAGCTTGTTTTAACTTCTGAACTAAACCAGGTGCATGCCCGTGATTCTTTTCAACGTCCTCTGGTGTATAGTTTAACTTAGGGTCTGCATTAAACGCCGATTTGGTAGAGACAAAAAATGCTCCCGTCTCTGGGTGATGACCAAACACGATAGAAGGGGACCCGTCGTACTTAGTTGCAATCTTAGTACTGTTCTTTTTCCCACCGATCTGGTCTTTAACGTCTTCTAAGTTATGATAGGCATGGGCAAAGCCTTCCATACCAGAATTAATGACATGGTCTTCTGCATGCTCTAAGTGTTTGAGCTTTTCTTCTGAAGCAGCTTCAGCGAGATATAGGTTAAATTGCATCATACTTTTATAGTGTACTTTTAGCAGTACCAGTTTTTTTCATTTTAAATCCAATTCTATTATTTACAGGATAGGGGGTACTACTTGGAGATTGAAAAATAAACTCACCATCAGAAAAAGTCTTAACGGTATATTTTAAATTACTTCCTGCTTTATCTAAATAAATTTGATTAATAGTTAAAGTGTTAGCCGCTTTGTTAAGTAAGTCTTTAGTATTATTTTTATCTGTATTAAGCCACTTAATTAATTCAGCCGTTATCGGGTAATGTAATAACCCATATCGTTTTCTAGTATAACCTTTATCTAGAATACGCTTTGTAGTACTTATGTCAATAGTGTTATTATAGCCTGACGCTTCATAATAGTCTTTAGTTATATCTCTAAACAAATCATAACCTCCTGCATTTTCCACTGCAGTTTCAAGATGTTTTTCAGTTGGTATACCGCTGACATAACCTGTATTAAGTTTTTTTTCTTTTAAAAGCGTAAGTAACTTTTTATAGCCTGGGAGGTCAAGATACTCAGCTGCCTGAAGAGGTCCGAGATATAAGGCATTAGGTTGTTGTTTACCTAAATGGAAAAGCACCCACGTAGCTTGTTGATATTTGTTATCTAAAGTGCGGTTAGCAACCATTGTTTCAATGATTGGCATAAGAGATACAATAGATGGCTTACCACCTTCTCCTGCTTTTGCAGAATATTTTTCGTCTAACCCATCTTTAGTAACCATGTAATAATCAATAAGCTTTTCATTACCAGTAGGAAACTTAACTGCTTTGTATCTATTGCTTTCTTTTTTTAGTACGTAAGCTGCACCAGATACTTCACCAAAATCTTTTAGAATAATATTAAATTCTTGATCAGTCAACTGACCCTTATCTTGAGAAAACAACCCCTTACCGCTAGCAGATTGATCGTAAATATCAATACACGTACTGTATACTGCACTATCTAATTTCATATTCTTAAGCTTAGTTTTAGTGGTACGTGTTAACTCAGGTAATGAAAATTCAGTACCGTCAGCTAAACCAAAGTAACTAGGAATAAGTTGTTTATCTTTTACACGCATGGAGTTAGAGATTATAGTTTTAATAGTATATTTATCTAATAAAAAACCCCAGCAGAACTGGGGCTTGATAAAGTAAAAAAACTTTAAATAGTACTATCGTGATAGTCAACTAATCTCTTATCAGTTTTATCAGATATTTTAATACCATGATCTTCCATTTTTGATCTCATATCCGAATAGTTACTTTCAGTAGCGTTACGCCCATGGACACCTAGACTTGTAGTCTTACCGGTAGAAGAATTATGGTGAACATATTTAATGCCTCTGTCCTTCTCTGCAGCATAGATGTGATGGGGACCTTCTGATACAATGTGGCCTACGTCAGGGTGCTTGGCATTGACACGTTTGGTAACCTCATCATCTTCTTCATTAAGAGCTTGACTTACTTTAGAAGACGTATCACGTGATAAGAATTCTAAAGCCGCGTCAATTAATGATGTTTTCTTTTGTTCCATACTAACTCCAAGTTATTTTACTTTGTGCCCAGCAGCCTCAACGTCCGCAGGGTGAGCGTAGAAATGTGTCGCATTCTTTTTTAACGTATCTTGAGTTGAAGGACTACGATCGCTCGATTTATTACTGCCCTTAAAAGTACCCATAGAGCTGGAAGTGTTACCCTTGCTTCCCCCTGATCGAGCTTGCAGTTGATCTAGTGTTTCTCTCTTGCCTCTATACCGTGTACGTACACCAGGATACTGTTTCTTGAACTCTGCATGATGTTCGATTGGCATCTTGTTCATAGGATGCTTTTTACCACCAAGAGTAATGGTAGTGTTTTTTGCATCCATAGCTTCAAAAATCATATCTTTTATGAACTGTAATTCCTCATCATCAGCTTCATTGAGCGGGCTTGTAGATGTACCTCGTGATAGAAATTCTACTGCTGACTCGATAAGATTTGTTTTCTTTTGTTCCATACTAACTCCGATTGAATATTATGGATTATTTATATAGAATTAGATCTTTAAGTAGTGATTAATGATCTTATCTTTAATCATATCAGGAATACTAAGATATGGCCATTGCAATTCGAACGGGCAACCTGGGCTATCCCATTTTCGATTAACTACAAAGTTACGATATTGATCGATATGCTTCTTATCGTCAGGGCTAAATCGAACGCGTTGACGTTGTACTTGTGCTAGAACATTCATTCCTTAGTCTCCTTATCATAATTAACCACGTGAATCAACTTCTCACCCATCCAGGGCGAACCGGTTTCGGCTTGAAAAGAGGTACCATCACCATGGTCTTCTTCTATAGCTTTATTCATCCTACGAAACTCTTCATAGGTAATTTCTTTAGTAGTTAGAATACGTTCACCTAAATTCATCTGACTGAACTGCTCGGCTTGATTCATGGTAACAGTATCACCGGCATGTTCGGCTTCTTTACATTCGATAACGTATCTGATACGAAACATCTGAATAGCATCTACAACAAATAAAGGCATAACGACTCCATAATAAATTAATGCCGGTTACGATATCCGGCGTCCCTTAGGAGAGACCGTTCAAGTCACATCAGTTGAAAACTGTGCTACCCATTGCAGCGTAAGCGGCTGCTACCATCGCGCGTGATGGACGACCCAGGCGATAGGCCGTTTTTCCATTCTTAGCAGTATTGCTATAGATGGAATAACCCTGAGCGCGGAGCTCAGTGATTCGTGCTGCAACTGAGCCTTCAGTTGAGCGGAACAAACCAGCCATTTGACCGGCGGTAAATTGTTTACCAGACTGAAGAGTCTTAAGTACAGAAGTTTGCAATGACATAATATTTCCTTAATATAGAAATGCCCCACCATAAAAAAAGTTACGAGAGCGGTGGTCTCTCTCTCGTAACAGAGAATCAAGCTTCAGCTAGTTCTTTGATTGATTCAAGCTCTAGATCAACTACTTCCTCTTTCACAGCCTTAATTATAGGCTGTTTCACAGTTTTCGTCAACTCTTTCTTTCCCAGAATCTCGATAATATCTGATGCATAAGCAACAAACTGATCTTGATCCAACAGAAACTGGCACGCTTCTGGTTTGGTCATGGGCTTAGGAAGCTCAATCAAATCGATATCAGTATCGCCCTGCTTTTGCAAGTTCTTAATTCGAAGAACCTTATCAGAACAGAAACGAACCTTAATCACCCCGTTGTTACGGGAAACACCTGCTACTGTAAACATATCAATGCCTTTCATAATATAAAAAATACTATCAAACGCCCAGGCCTTGACCTGCCATCAGATAGTTGGTTACCTTGGTAACCATAACATCCTTAGACGTTGCTCGCTCTAACTCGTAGATGAACTTATCTTTGGTTGTACGTTTACCAGAGGACTGCTC